TGACACATTAGAAGACTGTGTAATGGAAATAGAAGAACTTAAAGATGAACTTTCTATGATTATTATGACACAGACGACTTCAGGTAGAGATAAATGGGATACGCCTGAAGTAAAACTTCCGGGTGGTAGAAAAGATAGATTAAGAAAAGACCGCTATTCTTCATTGATTATGGCCAATATGTCAGCGAGAAAAATACTTAGAACACCACCACCTAGAATATATGACACAATTGGAGGATTTGCTGGAGGCGAAATAAGAGGCAAGATGGAAGGCCCTGATTATGCTGGACCTGCTTGGTTCACAGAAGGAATGAAAGATGTTTATTAGTTTGGTGTATAATCAATTAGATTAATTCCACAATCATTCCCATTACAATTGAATAGGTATACAATGGCCGACGATAACCCAATAAAAAACCAAGAAAAAACACAAGCTTTTGTCACTTGGTCTGACGATTCTGGTAAAAGGCAAGCTCTAGCCGACACATCCGACAACATTGATTCTTACGATGGCGTCCAAAAGGCTGTAGGTTATAATCGACGGTCATTTTTAGACATTGAACCAAATAGATCTGTAAGAACTGGGTTTACCAGAGAAGATTACAATAGGTTTAGAGGTGCTGAGTCTGTACCAAAAGAACAAAAAAGAGCTATACGGATGTGTATGGCTGCTTATGACAAAGTCGGAATCATTAGAAATGTGATTGATTTAATGGCAGACTTTGCCGGTCAAGGGATAACAATCGTTCATCCTAATAAAAGAATAGAGAAGTTCTTTAGAGCTTGGTTTCAAAAAATCAATGGGATTGAGAGAAGCGAAAGATTTCTAAACACTCTATACAGAACTGGAAATGTAGTAGTAAAAAGAAGAACTGCAAAAATCAGCAAGAAGGCTGAAAAAAGTCTAAGGTCTATGGGCGAGGCTGATATGCAAATTACTGAGCCTAAATTTGTAAAAAAAGAAATTCCTTGGAAATTTGACTTTTTAAATCCTCTTTCTATAGAAGTAATTGGCGATGAATTATCTACTTTTCTTGGCGCTCCTCAATACGCTTTGAGAGTATCTAAGCTAACCAGAGGCTTGCTAGACAAAGGTTTACATTCCAGCACGCCATACCACAAGCATCTAAATTCTGTTTTGCCTCCAGATATTGTCAAGTCTATAAAAGACGGACAAACTATCGTTCCTTTAGACAATGAAAAAGTTTCTGTATATCACTACAAAAAAGATGATTGGCTTGTATGGGCTAATCCTATGATATACGCAATTCTTGATGATATTATCATGCTAGAAAAAATGAAGCTAGCTGATGTATCCGCACTTGATGGTGCTATATCTAATATAAGATTATGGAGTCTTGGTGATTTAGATAACAAAATACTGCCTACTAAAGCTGCTATCAATAAACTAAGAAACATTCTTGCTAGTAATGTTGGTGGCGGAACTATGGATTTAGTATGGGGTCCAGAATTAAAGTTTACAGAGTCTAGCACTCAAGTCTATAGATTCTTAGGAAAAGAAAAATACGAACCTGTATTAACTAATATATATGCGGGCCTTGGTGTTCCTCCTACTCTTACTGGTGCTACTGGCTCAAGTGGTGGGTTTACTAATAACTTTATTAGTCTAAAAACCCTTGTTGAAAGATTAGAGTATGGTCGTCAAGTATTAGTCAACTGGTGGAATCAAGAACTTGAGATAGTTCAAAAAGCTATGGGCTTTAGACTTCCTGCAAGAATACATTTTGATCAAATGGTTTTATCTGATGAATCTTCAGAGAAGACTTTGCTTATACAGCTTGCTGATAGGAATATTATTAGTTCTGAAACTCTTATTGAGCGATTTGGCGAAATACCTGAGATTGAAAAAATTAGAATTAGAAGAGAAGAAAGAGATAGGAAGGGAGAGTCTATGCCTCAGAAGGCCAGTCCCTATCACAATCCTCAACATCGTAATGATCTTGAGAAGATAGCTCTTACTAAAGATTCTATGCAGCCAGAAGATTTTGGGTTAGTTCCCTCTAATGACACTGGAGGTCATCCTCTTACAGATCCTCAAGATAGACGAGACAAAGTCAGTATAGAGAATCAAAAAGAAGAAAAAGAAGAAAAGAAGTTTGAAAAAGAACAAAAACGAATGGAGCTTAAGAAAGAAAATCAACCAACTCCAAAGGAAGAAAAGTTTAATCCTGTTGGTAGACCTGATGATGGAAGACCAAAAAACGCTAAAGATCAAACAAAAAGAAAGCAGAGAGAAGTTAAACCGGTAGGAAGTACTGAGATTGTTACTATGTCATTATGGGCATCTGATGCTCAAACGAAAATTTCAGAAAATGTTAATCCTGCTATACTCGCTCACTACGATAAAAAGAGCTTAAGGTCTTTGACAAAAAGCGAAATGGACCAGTTAGAGCATCTAAAGTTATGCATACTTTGCAACATAGAGCCTTATATGGACATTACTCCAGAAGTAATAGCTGACCTACTTAAAAAACCAATCGCCTTAGACAAGACTTTTTCTAAACTGTCCGAAAAACTAAAAGAGGATTTCTTTTCAAAAAATGATAGGAATCCAAATATCGACGAAGCAAGAAGTATCAACGTGATGTGCTATGCTTTACGTAAAACAGGGCAACATATTTAAGAATAATTTTTGTTTATGGTGTATATTCTTTTGAGGTGATACATGAAAATATACGCTTATGAATTAGAAGACGGCTTAGCTAAAGAAATAGAAGGTAATACTACTATTGCTTATAGCTCGCCATTGAGTATTTATACACCAAGTAAAAAGCAAAAACTTGATGTTAAAAGTTTAATTAATAATCAAGCTATAGCTGAAAATAAAGATCAGTACGACCTATATTATTTAAATTCAATATTGGTTTCTACTGGTTGGAACAAAAATGATGATGTCTTTGATATGGGCGAGACTTGGTCGGCCAAAGATACACCTGTAGATAAACAATTTAATTTCATGCATGATGAATCTGATATCATTGGTCATATAACCGGAAGTGTTGTACTTGACCAAAGTGGTAATGAAGTGCAAGATGTTAGTAATATAGATAAGTTTGACATTGCTACTAGCGCTGTCATATATAATAGCTGGACTAATCCTGAACTAAAAGAAAGAATGGCGAAAGTCATTTCTGAAATTGAAGAAGGCAAATGGTTTGTGTCTATGGAATGTCTCTTTAACGAATTCGACTATGCGGTAGTCACACCGGAAGGTGAAGAAAAAGTCGTTGCAAGAGATGAAGCTTCAGCATTTTTAACAAAACACCTAAGAGCATATGGAGGAAATGGTAAATACGAAGGATATACGATAGGACGACTTTTAAGGAATATTGCGTTTTCTGGCAAAGGCCTCGTTAGCAATCCCGCAAATCCGCGCAGCGTGATTCTCAATGATGTGAACCCTTTTGAAGGGGCGCAAGCAGAACAAATAACTAACTCTAGTATTAATATGGAGACTGAAGATATGTCTGATGTTCTCAAAGAACAGGTCGAAGAGTTGAAAGCTGAACTGGTAACTGCTAAAGAAGCCGCTAAAGCTTTTGAATCCGAAATGACTAAACAGAAAGAAGAAGAAATTCAATCTAAGATTGAAGCTTTTGAAGCTGTTGTTTCTCAAAAAGACGAAGCTATTACTGAAGCCCAAGCTGCTGTTGAAGCCGCTGAAGCTAAAGTCGCTGAGTTGGAAGAAGCAATTGCAAAGAAGGATGAAGAGCTTGCTGAAGCCTTGGCAAAAATTGAAGCTCATGAAGCTGAAGTTAAAACCATGGCCCGTAGAGCAGCTTTAGTTGAAGCTGGTGCTGAAGAAGAAGAAGTCGAGTCTATTCTCGAAGCCTTCGCTGAAGCAACAGACGAAATGTTTGAGCAAGTCGTCGCTCTAAAGAAGAAGGGAAATTTCCCTCCTAAGAAGGAAGACGAAGAGAAAGATGAAGACGCTTTGATGAAGAAAGGCGCTGAAGTTGAAGAAGTAGAAGCTGAAGAAGCTGAAGCTGAAGAAACTGACGAAGCCGCTGAAGAAGCTGAAGCTGAAATTCTTGAGGAAGTTGAAGAAGAAGCAGAAGCAGCCTTGGTTGATTCTGGTGATGATTCTACTGACGAATTACGCGCTAGTGCCAGCAACTG